ACATAAGCCCACACAGGCCCGGTTTATCCTGGTGGTTGCTGTGCCCGACCGCCCCCGTGGAGCCCGCCACAGGGCCGCCCATGCCCCGGGGTGGGGGTCTGGGTCCTTGGAGCAACCTGCCCGCGCTGCGAGTCGCGTACTTGCGACCTTCGCGCATATTTGGTCACTCGAAATTCCCATTTCGTTTCGCTTTCGGCGTCTCCTCGCAGGGAGCGACCGGCCATGATCGAGCCTCAGGATCCGACGATCCGGACCGCTTGGACCGACGACAGCACGGGCTTGCAGGAGATCGTTCCGGAGGTGCTGCCCGCCCGGCGCGGCGCCGCCCATGTCGCCGTGGCGCTGGCAATGCACCGTGAGGTCTACGGCGTCTCCATCGGAGGCTACCCCCTCGCAGCATGCCGGCCGGTCGACTTCATCGACGAGCTTGCGTTCGCCGTCGCCTGCGAGCTTGTAGCTGGCGAGAACCGCAGCCGTCGCATCACGCTGAGCGACGAGCAGGTGCAGTCCGTATTGTCCGGCTATCCGGCCGCTGTGCAGGGCAACCCTGATCGGATGGCGATCGTTCTCGCGCTTGCCGTGCTCGCCGGGCGCGAAGACGTCCCGGGGGCGGTCCGGATGTTGCGCCAGACAGAGCGCACCGTCGCCTCGATCCTGTCCCGCCCTGCCGTCTGGCTGGCCGTCGAGGCGCTCACCGAGGCGCTCGTGACCAGGCACAGCCTGCCCCCCGAGGAAATCGATCAGATCACCAGCGCCTGCGTCGAGCAGAGCGAGCATGGGAGTGCGAGATGTTGAGCAAGATAATGGAGCGGCTCCGCCGCGACTCGGTTGATCCGGACACGCTCGGCGAGAGCCTTGGTGCGGTCGAGACGGCGCTGCCGCTGGCGCGTCGCGAGGTTGAGACGGCGACCGCATCCCGCGAGGCGTTGCTCTTGGCCGGCACGGATGAGCAGATCCTCGCCGCCGACGCGAAGATCTCGCTGGCACGCATCGCGGTCGAGCGGTTGGAGGCGCTGCAAAAAGATCTGTCGGGCCGGATCGCGGCTGCGAAGCGCGCTGCGCTGCAGGCAGAGATCGACGCCATTGAGGCGCGCGCTGCCGGGTTCGCGGTAACTTTTCCCGGTCGATACGACGTGCTGGCGGCGCCGCTCGTCGCGCTCATGGAGGAGCGCGACGCGATCGATAATGAGTGCCGGCGCGTCAACGATCTGATCCGAAGCTCTGACCTTCCGATCGTGGCGCGCCCTCATGTCGCTCCGCTCGACGAGCGCACCAACGCGCTCCGCAACGTTCCCGGCGCCACGAGCTTTGAAACCCTGACCAGCATCCGGCCCGGAAAGAGACAGCCCGGTTGGGGCGCGGGCCGCGCCTCGTTTGCGCAGGCCGGGATCAAGATCTGAATACGTCCATCACCGGAACCAAGGAGATATCCATGTCCGACATCGTCGTGAAACTGAAGAAGCCTATCACCGCGCATAACGAGGTGATCTCTGAGGTCGTCCTGCGCGAGCCACGCGCCCATGACTTTTTCACGCTCGGGGACCCCTACGTCATTGCCCGGAATGGCGATGGCTCCGTGTTCCCGGTCGAGGACCGGGGCGTCATCCAGGACTACATGGAACGGTGCGTGGTCAAACCCGATCCTGCTCTGATCGGCACGCTCGGCCTGGCAGACGCGATGGCGGTTAAGGAAGCCGTCCTCGGTTTTTTCGTCTCGGCTCGATCGACATTGGAGATGCCTGCGACCTCCTGACGTTCGATGTGAACTTCATCGATCCGTCCCGGATCGGTGAAATGTCGTTCTCCCAGATCCGGTACTGGATCGACCGCTGCGTCGCGCGCGGGATCCTGACAAGGCGGTAACCGTGGCTAAGATTATCGAGGCGAGCGCCGTAATCTCGGCAAAGGCAGGCGATATGTCCGGCCTGGACGCCATCGCCTCCAAGATCAGCCGGGTCGCCAATGTCGGCGATCAGGTCAAGAAGTCGCTTAGCAATATGACCGGCGACGCCGGTAAGCGGATTGAGGAGCTGTCGCGTAAGCTATCCCTGATCGACAACTTCCGGGGCATGTCGAAGGGACTGGATCAGGCGTCGGTCCAGTTCCGCCGGGCTCAGCAGGAAGCGACCCGCCTTAAAGGCGTGATCGAGAGTGCCACGGCGCCGACGCGCGCGATGCAGACCGAGTACAACAAGGCTGCCTTAGCGGTGGACCGCGCGTCTCGCGCGTTCCGGGACCAAGGCGTTGCGACCCGTGAGGCGCGACGCGCGCTCGAAAGCGCCGGCATCCCAATCAACACGATCGCGCGGCAGCAAGCCCAGCTGACTTCGGCGGTCAACTCGACGACCGAGGCTATGTTGAGGCAGGTCCGGACACGTCGCCAGCTTGGCAGTGATCCTGTCGGTGCTCCGCTGCGTCCTCGAACGTCGACCGGGCCTGCCGTGCCCTTGCCGCCCCGCCGCCCCGGCGATCTCCCGATCGCCGAGGTGGCGACCGGCGTCGGAGTGGTCGGCGCCGTCGGGAAGGCGCTACGGGCCGGTGCTGACATCGACAGCGAGCGGGAACAAGCCCGGCAGGCCGGCTGGACCCAGAGCGAGATCGCGACTGCGGAGGCGCAGGCGAATGACTTCGCGAAGCGCTACGGGGTTAGCCCGGGCTCCGCGTTCAACATCATCCGCGAAGGGCGCCCGACCTTCGGTGGCGACTTGAATACGACCCTGCAGAATGTCGCGCCCTTTTTCGACGTGGCCACGTTGATGCGGCAAAAGAGCCCGGGTCAGAGCGACGAGGCTATCAACAAGAGCGTCACCGACCTCGTAAAGGCCGGCGAGATCCTCGGTTACAGCTCGGATCCATCGAAGCTGACCAAATATGCCGACTTCATGTCGAAGATGGTTCAGGTCCACGGTTCAGCGCTTCGAGGCGAGGAAGTGCTCAACTTCGCAAAAAGCGGCAAATCCGCCGCCTCCGGGGTTGATTTCGAGTTTCTTCAATCAATCTTTCCGTCGCTTCTGCCCGAGCAGGGCGGCGATCGCCTGGGCACTGCGTTGATGACGTTCCGCCAGGCGATGGTCGGCGGCAAAATGAAAAAGCGCGCGGCTGAGAACCTCGCCGATCTCGGTCTTATCGACCGAGGCGGCCTGATCTCGACCAAGGACGATGACGTGAAGGGTGTTCGGCGCGGAGCCGTGGTCGGCGCCGATCTTCTCGAACGGAACCCACTCGCCTGGGTCCAGCAGCACCTCGTCCCCGCGATGGACAAGAAGGGCGTGGGGGCCGAGGAGCGATCCGCGATGCTTTCGACGCTCTTCTCTGATCGAAACGCAGAATATTTGATCAACCTCCTCGTGACGCAGGGCGCCCGGCTCGAAAAGGACCGGACCACGGTCGAGAAGGCCAAAGGCTTGGCCGGTGCCCGGGATGCACTCGACAACGACCCGTACGTCCTCGCACACCGCCTAGCGGGCGGAGCGGCGAATGTCGGCGCTGCTTTGTCCTCCCCCTTCATGGACCCGGCCAAGGCTGCGGGGCGCTGGATCGCAAACATGCTTGGCGTTGGTGCCGAGGCCGCGCGCGCTAGGCCAGGAGATGCAGCTGCCGGTGTCATGGCCGGCGGCAGCGCAGGCGGCATCCTCGGCGCGCTGGCGACCAATGCCGGCATCATCGCGCGCGGTGCAGCCGCGATCGCGGGTGCTGGATCTGGGGCTCTGGTGGGCGGCGTGGCGCTGCCGTTCCTGGGCCGCGTCGCAGGCGACACTGTTAAGGGGCTCGGATCCGTCGCCGCCGGCAAGTATTTTATCCCGACGGATGCCGAGGGGATGGCAGATCTCCAACGCCAGCTCGTCGAGAAGCAGGCGCAGGCACAAGGCATCACAGCACGGCTGCACCCATCTCGGCGTGGCGAGCCGAATGCCGAGCTGGACGCTTTGAAAGGCCAGATCGCCGATCTGGAGAACCGCATCGGGTTGGGCGGTCAGCTCAGGAATTTGCAGTCGCTGGTCGAATTCGGAACCAACCCCGACTTGGCGCGGCTCCGTGCGCTGGCGTCTCCGCTCTCGCCGGAGCTGGAGCAAAAGCGCTTGGAGGTAGCTCGCCCACAGGAGGCCGTGCGGGTCGTCGGCGAGGTCGCGAGCACCAGCGATATCAGGGTAACCGCGTCATCCGAGCTGCTGCGGATCGTTGACGAGGTGAAGCGCATCGTCGCGACTGTTCCGTTGACGAGTGGCCCCGCTCCCGGCGCAGGTCCGGGTAGTACCGGAACGTCTATGCCAGAAACAGAGACATCGGCTGGGCGGTTTGGTCGCAATTGATATCGTTTAGTCAAAAATAATACGCAAAGAAATTGTATTATTTTCGATTATAGGTGGTCTTGGCGTTGTATAATCTAAACATGGATCTTTTTTTGGCTTTCCGTATGCTTGCGTCGCGGAACGGAGAACGCAAATCATGAACACAGAAAGTTACAGCCGACGTAGCGCAATCTACGATGCCCTAGTCGCCGACATGGCGACGCGGGCCGGAACATCCCCGCTAAGCTCGTCCGATAGTGCCGCCCTGATCGAAGCATCGGAGGCCGAGCGGGGCGCCTTACTGGCGCTTTGCACCGAGCCAGCAGCCACGTTTGACGAGGTTCAGGAGCGTGCCTCGATCCTCGCCGATCTCGCCGAGGCCGAGATCTGGGAGGATTATCAGCCTCTGCTCGCCAAGCGGATCAGCGATGATCTCGCGCGGCTCAGCAGCCCGAACGTGATGCCGCTGAAGCGGATCCGACATGCCGGTTGATCCGGCAATCCTGGCACTGGCTCGCGCCCTCGGGCGCCGGGCCGGCGCTCGGCCCGATGTGGTGTTTCAGGTTGGTGATCCAGGGCAGCCCCTGCCGGTCGTCGAAGGCTTAGACCTCCCGAAACGGAAGCCTAAGCCCGCCGGGAAACCGGCCCGCAAGCCTCGGCGCAACCCGCGCGAATAGGAGCCGCCATGGCCGTCGATGAGAAGCTTGGCGCGTTGGTGGATGCTCTTGCTGAGCACGCGGCCTCTATGTCGGCGGCAGAGTTTCGGCGGCTGTCAAAGGAGAGATCACTGCCGCCACATCGTCGCCGGAAGCTTCCTCTGGTGGTCTGGAGCGCTGATGTAGCGTCGGCCGATCCGGCCAGGACATGCCTGCCTCGAACCCATCCACCGTTTGCTCCGGAGAAGCCATGAACGACGATATGCCTCAGCCCGCACCGGGCATGATTTCACTCGACCAAGCGGCTCGTCTGCTGATGCTGACCGAGCGCCGGATCCAGCAGCTCGCGGCGGAAGGGTACATCCCAAAGCCGACGCGTGGTTCGTATCCGCTGGTCGGGGCCGTCCAAGGTTATCTCCGGTTTCGGGACGAGGTCGAGCGCCGGCAGGCGGAGACAACGACCGAGGGTAATCTCAAAACCACTCGTCAGGCCGAGATCCAGCAGCGCATCGATGAGCGGAGGAGCTTGCTCGTGAACCGTGCCGAGGCGGAGACCTCGATCGACATCATCGTCGGGCTGGTCCGCGAGCACATAGAAGATGTCGCGCCCACCATCGACGCGGCTCCGCCGTTGCTCCGCAGCATCGGTGACGAACTGCAAGCCGCGCTCACCAGCATTGATCGCGTCTCCAGCCGAGCGAAGGCAGGGTTGGCGCAGAGGTCGGGTTAAGGGAGTTCGTCTGCCATCAGATCACTCATTGGCGAACCCCCCGGGCTAGGGCATCGAGCTGATGCCGATCGAGCGTTCGGTGCTCGACCATAGCCAGCGCCGTGTACGTAATGGTCGGCCAATGGCGAGCGACAAGCCGCTCTGATCGGCGCCTGAGCAGCGCGGTGCGTGCGCACCAAATCTCGTCACCCACGAACGCGCATCCCCTGATCCGGAGATGCGTGATCGCCTCATGCACACTGTCTTGATCAGACCAGTCTCCGCCATCCGCAGCGCCTAGCGCGTAGCGCTCGGCCTCGGCTCCAGCCAGGACGGCTACGACATAGGCTTCGATGAGCGCAGCCCTGCTGCCGTCGCCTCGGCGCCATCCGAACCATGGCTTGTCGATCTCGGCGAAGCCTACCCGAGTGCCGTCAGCTATGATCCCGGCTCCGCCGCAACCCAGTCCTGCGGCGCGGCCGATAATGGCATGGCCGGCCTCATGCACGGCTGTCCTGTGGTCAGGCGATGCCGACCAATCGATGTCGTTGAACATGTGAGGATCCTCGTGATGCCCGTCGCGGGCGAGAGGACCAGACCGTGCCAAACCGAGGCCGCCGTGAGGGCGGGGCGACGCGCGGTCAGAGCGTCGAGGACGGCACGCTAGCTCGGAGGGGAGCCTTCAGCAAGCCCCCCCGGGGGGCTCGGGTCCTTGCCGCTGCCGCGCCGCAGGGCGGGTCTGCTACCCCCGGAAAACGCGCATATCTGACGTTTTCGTTTTTCGACTTCGCTTTCTTTTGAGCGTGCCCCGGCAACCCCTCGAACTCCCTGCCCGAGACGCACCCGACAATGCCCAAAAAGGCCACTGATGAGGCGGCGAAGATCGAGCTTTGGCCGATCGACGACCTCGTTCCGAATGAGCGAAACGCTCGCGTCCAAGCTACATCTGATGCATCCAACGCTGACGCGGCGACAGCCGAGCGATGAACTCCTGCTCCCGCCGCTCCTCACGTTCGCGCTTGATCTTCTCGTAGTCGACCGGCTGGGGCGGTCGAGCCCTCTCCTCAGCACGCCGCTTTGCTTGGAGAGCGAGACGTTCCCGCTCATCGGCAAGCGAGAACAGGTTGTCCGGCGCAGCCGGCGCGGGCTCGACTGACACTGGATCGGGGCCGGCATCTTCGAAACCGATCCGGAAGTACATAAGGATCCCCTGCACGGTGAAGGCGCTCATCACCATTCCCAGCCACAGCAAGAAGGGGTTGCTGAGCTTAGCCGCGAGGACGAGTACACCCGGCGCGATCGCTGCCAAGAGCAGGCCCACCGTCAGTCCAAGCATCGGGCCGAGAACCTTCGGCCGTGAGAGCGTGACGATGGCCTTGCAGAGCCTCATCGCTGCGCCGATGAACGGAAAGAGCAATGCTGCCGTGACGATAGCTTCGTCGAAATTTGTCGGGATCCGCACCTGAGCGGCTACCGACGGAAATGTCCGCAGCACATATCCGCCGAAGAGCAAGGCCACGAGCGCTCCCAGTCCTTGGACAAGCGGTCGTTGCAAAAACCGGCGGCAGATTTCGTAGATCGCCTTGAACATCCGACATCTCCCCAACTGTATTTTTCTACAATGTGGAGCGCGCGGATTGCCCCGACAAGACGGCCTTCGTCGAACATTTATCCCGATCCAAATGCGGATTTTTCATAGGATCGAAGTCGCAGCATTCGGGCTGCGCATTGACTTTCATGGGCGGGGTCGAGTTCGATCCGCGCGATCGGGGTAGAGGCGCCAACTTGGAGCGCCTCGCACCGAGGCTGTGCAGCGGCGCGCGATGCTAAGCGCAAGACACGAGGATTGTGGTGAGAGACTGAGCGTCAAAAACCGGGAAATCGCTACGGTTCGCTAAGGCTGGGCGGCTATTTTGCGTTTGAGCCATCGATGCTTTACGCACCTCGAAGCTGCAGTTGGGTTTGATAATGCCGGTTGTAAACAAGTCTCCCCACGAGCTTTCGCTGGATCAGGCCAATCCACGTTTTGGCCTGTCGCATGCTGACACCGAAGCGGAGGCGTTGGAGATCCTTGCCGAAACGGCAAATCTCAAAGAGCTTTGGGATTCAATCGCGGAGCGCGGCTACGAGCCCTTCGAGCCGTTGGTGGCGATGGAGGAAGGCGGTCGACTTATCGTCCTTGAAGGGAACAGGCGCCTGGCAGCGGTCAAGCTCCTGCTTGACCCCGATCTGTTGAACAAGGACGCAGCGCGGCGTCGCGTCCCCCGATTGCCTGCCGAGAAGCTCGCTACCTGCGAGCAGCTGCCTGTCATTATCGTTGCCAGCCGCGAGGAAGCTGCCGGGTACATCGGCTTTAAGCACGTTAACGGCCCGGCGCGCTGGTCCTCCCTCGCCAAAGCTAAGTTCGGCGTGGATTTCTTCGAGTCGCTGAGCCAACAGCAATCTCCGCACGAGCGGATGAAGTCTTTGACGAAGCAGCTTGGCGATAGCCGAGGTCTGATCGTCAGGCTTCTGGTGGCTTACAAAATCGTCCTGCAGTGTAGTCAGCTTGGCATCTTTGAGAGGCTCGGTATTGATGAGGGCGATATCGAATTTTCTCATCTTTATACGCTGATCAACAACCCTGATAGCAGAGCTTTCATAGGGCTTTCCCGCGCTCCGCTCAGTGAAAGCATGATCCGCGATAACCCGGTACCTGACACCCACTACGCCGAATTGGCGCAGCTGATGTCGTGGTTGTACGGGGAGAGGTCTGTCAT